GGCTGTTTATAGAAAGTGTTAGCCACTTGCCTAACTCTGCCCATGTTCTTGATCTAAGCTGTTGTTCGGTGTTAGCAGTAACGATAGTGGTTGATCCAAGTCTGGTTGACAGCATCCATAATATTAACCATGAAACTAAAGCAGACTTTCCTATTCCACGACCTGAAGCTACAGCAAGTCTAAACATCTCTGGATTAATTTCGCCTTTATTTCTTTGTATGCTTATTGATAATTTTTTTAAAACATTTTTTTGCCACTCTCTTGGGCCTGTAAAGTCTTCAAGGGGGGTGTCCTTCTGTCCCCAGGGGAAGATGAACATAACAAAGTTGTATGGATCGTCCGCAACTTGAGGTGACCAAACTTCGGTCATTAGTTGTTGTTCAGCTTCAGCTCCGTATTTCATACTTCGTTACCCCAACTATCCCAGCCGCTTCTTTGGTTTCTAGCGAACAGTTCAATTTTAGATCCATCAGATAGTGCTTCTATCTTCTCATAAAACTCATTTGGTTTTTTGCTATGTTTGCTTTTCTTTGCTGTAACTAAGGTGCTTTCACTTCTTGAATTTGGTTTCATTTGACCTTTTTTACCAAAAAGACATATCTCATGCTGTCCTCTAAAATAATAACCAAGACCAATAGTGTTTTTAGCCCATACTAAATTTGTTACATAATCAAAGCCCCAATGCTCCATTACTTCTAAACCATCTTTTAAAAAATTATTTGTAACCCAAAGAAAAAGCCAACAAGTTTCATCAGCTAAATTTGAAACAGGTAACTTTTTAATATCTTTTGTTTTCATAAGTTTGTAATGCCTGTCTGCTCCCCTTTTTATTTTTCCACCACCTTGTTCATTCCAAGGCGGATCAGCATAAATGATGTTGTACTTTTTGTTTGGAAATGGAATGTCTATATTACTACCCTCTCTTTTTATAAATTTACCAAAATGATGAATAGTAGAAAATTACCAAGTCCAGCTATGGTGGTGATTTCTATTATTCCTTTTATTACCTCTTTCATATTCTACTCAAAAAAAATTAAAAAAAATTATCGCAACAGTTACACGTAATATACCCCGTGCGAAAAATGTAAGGGGGGGTCAATCGTTTTAAATCGGAGCATGTGATTTGCAGATTGAAGGGCAACCCTTACAAGATAGCGTAACTATCCGCCCTTATCATTCTTTTTTATATCGTCCTGATTATTTACCAGTTTGTCCAAGTCTGTAGACGTTGATTTAACAGCGTTTATAACTTTAGGTTTATTAATAGTCGCCATCTGGTCGCCAATACGTTCCTTTGCACCAGATAAAACATCATTCAAATTGATAGTAGCGTGAACGTTCTCGACTCGATCCTTCCACGTCTTCGCATCTTGATTCTTTAAGTAGAATATCTGGGCAGTCACGTTGCCATCAGTGGCAGAAGTGAACAAAGAGTTTGTAACCTGTGCCAGTCCCTTCGCTTTCCCCCTTTTTATAGCGTCTTCAAAATCTACACTTCTTTTTCTATTGCGGTCTATAGTATTCCATGAAACGCCCATTGCACGGGCAATTTGTGTAGTTCCTAAACCTCTGGAAGCTAAGTTTTCCACTTGCTGCAAGTCTAAAACAATCTTCTTTCTACCGCCCTTTTTAAGGGATTTATTGTCTTTTTTTGGTGTTTTTTGCTCCATAATTGAATTTTTTTATTGCTCCGTAAACCCCTATATTACAGCATTCCTCATAAAAACACTAAGTTTTTTTAGCTAACTACTTGATATATAAGTACAATTTAGTATCATAGGGAAGTCAAACGTAATACTTTAGGAGGTAAACCATGACAAACAAGGAAATAAAACAACTACAAGAACTAGACGCAAAGGCTAGAGGTAGCGAACATTTAACAAGTGAAGAAATTAATCTTTGGAACGAGTTAGAGTACAAAAGAAATAAACAGAATATTCATTTTACATTATCAGGCATTAATAAATATTATAAGGCTTTTCAATGTTGGGATTTTACTCAATACATTTTAAAGAATGGTTATAGAAGAACTAAACCATCAGATATAGAAAGTATTTATTTTGATAAAAATAGCATAACCATTAGATTAATTTCTACTGCTGAAACAGACATAGAAAGATTTAATAATAAAAACGAATTATTAAACTTTGTTATAGGCTTTAACGCTTGTTTAAGTGAGGTGGCGTAATGAGTACAGTAAAAACATTTAATCAAGATACTTGGATATTCTTTGATAGGGATTCTTTTAATCTCAAAGGATATAAATATAACTTTTGTGAAGGGAAGCAAAATCTTTTAGAGATTGACAAAACCGATCTTCCTAAGCTTAAAAAGGAACTTAGTTCCTATCATTATGATTGGGCAACAGACGGAGGCGATACAGTCATTTTTTCAGAAGATGACTTTCAAGATACCTATAATCCTTTCAAAGGCTTACATTGGGAGGACTATTATAAGGATTTAAACATTCCTAAGGATTGGGAAAACATATCATATGGCAATGATGAATTGCCTAGTTTCTTATATAAAGATTATAAGATTTGGATTAACTCTCCTTTATTAAGTGAGAGACAAGAAAGCTATCTTGGAATTGGTTTTAAAAACTTAGACCAATACAAGGATTGGATTTTTACAGTTTGTGATTACGATTTAAAAGACTGTGAATGTAAAGATGATATTTTTCAAACCATGCATTTTGAAGAAGTATTGAATTTTTTAAAGGAGCAATATTAATGAAAACCAAATCAAGTAAAAGCATTATCGGACAGCTTCGCAAGAAGTACGGACTAAAGGACAATACACCTATTCACAAAGTAGAACAAATAATGACACCTAAGGACTGGCAGGCGTTTAGCGAAGCGTTGACCTTTCCAAACGGTAAACCAACACAAAGGGGGAAATGATGGGAGCATATATAGAAACAGATGAGCAGTATTTAAAAAGAGTTAATAAAATAAAACTTGAAAGCATACATAGTGCATTACAAGAACTGCAACAGGAGTTTAATATTCCTGATGATCATGAACATTTAGAAAATGCTTTTAAATTCACAGAAGATTTAAGAGAAGATTACTACTAAGGGGGAAATGATGGACTTACAACTATTACCAATATTAATGTTTATGGCGTTTTGCTTGTATGCAATTGCTCTAATAATCAAGGATAAAGACCAATGATATTTTCAATAAACATTAACGGCTCAATTGTTGATTGGTGCTACACCATTAACAACCAAGAGAAACAATATCATCAAACATGGATACCCAAACTAAAAGACATTCAGATCGTAACGAAAGATTTAAAAGGCTTAACAACTAACGAGATAAAAAAGATAATCTTAGAAGACATACAACCTGATATACAAATGGTGCGAGATAACACCAACCAAAAGGCGAAAGCCAGGAGAAATAAAAATGTCTAATGAAGGAGACAGAATAAGAGAACTTATAGAAATAGAACGCGATATTAAAACCATGCCACAAGAAGAATCGCAAAAGGTAGTAATACAATTACAGCCAATCGAGTTTAATACTTTTGTTGGTCACCAACCACCAACGAGGGAGGAAATAGGCAGAGCAATAATCCAAGAAATAGAAAACGATAACTTCTATTACCATGAATTGATTAAGCACGTAAAAGAGGAGGTGCAAGAATGAAACACGATCTAATGATACGAATATCAATCATAGGATTATTAACCTGTGTATGGATACTTTATCTAATCAATGGCGGTGCAATGTGAAGATTGACTCAATCCAACTAGAACAAGCAACCGCATACATTCTGGAAACTAATAAATACATATATGAACAGGCACAGGAACTGGCAAAGCAACATCTGGAATCTAGCGACAATAAGAACTTTAAAGCTAGAATCAAACGCTATGAACCTGAGAGCAAAGAAACACTTTTACATTTTACTGATGAAATTACTGCATGGGCAGAATGTGAAAAGAACTACCCTCTAATGGATTTCATATACAAATTCTTTCAAATCAAAAAGGGGTATTATGAATAGAGTACAAATACAAGGGACTACAATTTTTGGATACGTCAGAGAGGACTATAAAGACTCAGACAAAAACAAGATTGACTTCCTAGACGAAGAAACAAACCAAGTAATTAAAGTAACTAAAAACCAAATTAAGGAAACTTATCAAAAAGATAGGTATAATTAACCAATTATGAAGGCTGAGGCGAGTATCCTCAAACCCCCTAAAGTATAAACTACTCGTCTTGGCTTTCCCTTTCCAGCATCACGCCCAAACCAACAAACAAAAAATGCTTATGCTGCACTCCTGCCTTCAAGTTTCTTAACACCTTCTTCTC